TCTCCCATGAGTATCATGTCAATTTCAGAACCCTTATAATCCTTTGCCTTTTTAACGCCCTCGTAAAGAACAAGGTCGGTAATGTCGTTGGAAGCGTTTACAACGGTAGGAGCAAGCCATGTGTGAGAGGCTTTGGTGAGACCGTAAAGGGTTGTAATGGCAGAGTCAAATATCGCACCAAGTCCGCAAAGCTCCCTTTTGTAGCTGTTCTGAACGGTGATAAAGCCGTATGTACCTGCAGCGGTGGGAGCGTCGTCTCCAACCTTTGCCACGGTCACAGCAAGAGAAGCCGAGTTAACGGTGATAACTTTGTTTTCTCTGTCTATGCCGAGTATTCTAAGACCCTTGTTGGCGGCGGCAAGAGTTCCATCCGTTGCCGCGTCTGTCGCGTAGGTGTAAATGTCAACGGTAAGACCCTCAACGAGCTTGGAGCAGTCGTCTACCTCGATTGTGGAAGTGGACGAGCCGTTTGTATCTGCGGAAGTAAGAGCGCAAAGCTTACCTGTTCCGTCGCCAAACAAAGACCTGCCGATGTTCCATTTTGCAGAGGCGTAGCTTCCCATAATCTCCTGGTCGAGAGCGTTTATCATGGATGCCTGATTGGAAGAGCCGAGCTGTACTGTCTTGTTGGAAATCTGTATGTCAACATACATATCAACCATATCAAGAGAGAACTTCTCGTATCTCTGTGAACCCGCGCTGGGTGTGCCTACGCCCTCTGCACCAAAGCCGAAGCCGCCATTAACGCCGATGGGAGCCGCCGCTACGATGGTCTGGTTGGTTGCGGGGGTCTTTCTTATTTTCTCCAGAAAAGGAGAGGGGTCAATGCCTATCTGGTTTGCCAGAGCAGGCTGATACTTATACTTAAGTATATCTTCAATCAAAGTAATTGTCTGTGCCATTTTTTCTTATCTCCTTATGTTAATTTATATATCAGCGGTAGAGCTTTGATAAAACTCCCGCTTTGATATTTTCAAGTCTTTCCGGTTTCTGCTGTGGTGTTGCGGGAATGCTGTTACCCGCGGCACTGAATCTCGGAATGGACTGGTTTACCTGTACCTGTTCCTTTGCGGATTGCTCTCTGATTCTTTTAAGTGCTTCGGGGTTTTTCATAACCTCTTTTACTATGTCGTCTGTGGTCTTGGGCTTGTTGGCTTCCATCCCCTTATCCATTAAGTAGGCAATGGTATAAAGCTTTTCATAGTCCAAATCGGGCGCGTCGCTTTGAAGCTTCTTAGCCATTGCTTCAACCCTGTCCTTGCGCTGTGCAAAGTCTGGGAAATTCGGACTCTTACTAAGGCCGTCAACAACCTGATTTCTGCGGTTTTCCTTTTCGGTGTAGTCGTATTTTTCAAGAACGGGTTTAAGCTTGTTCTCGATTTCGCTCATTTTGCGGTTGACCTTTGCCGTGACCGCTTTGTCAAAGGCTTCCTGTGCTTCTTCCGGCGACATAAAGTTAAGCCGTTCAAAGGGAAACTCCGGCATTTCTTCTTGTGGCGGTGCGTTGACAATAGCCTTTTCCGCAACCTCGCCCTGTTCTTTTACTACATTGCCGGATTGCGCTACTGCGGCTTTAAGCCTTGCGTTTTCCTCCAGAGCCGCTCGTAACTGCTGTGCCTGTGCTTGCCCCTGCCTTATAATTTCGTTTATGTTAATCTGGGGCTGTGCCTCTTCCTGCTGCTCTGTCGGCTGTTCCGCGACTTCTTCGGACTGTTCTACCTCTGTCTCGGTTGGTTCGGCGGGTACTCCCTCCGCTTCCTCGACAGGAACAGCCTCTTCTTTCGGCTTGTTCATATCTTCCATTACGCTGCCGTATACGTCATTTAGTTTCATTCTGTGACTCCTTTATCATCTGTTGCGCCGCTTGTCTTTTCTGCTGTAACCTCGCAGAGTGTTCCGCTATGTGAGCGTCGAAAGCGGCTGCATAATTGGGATTGTTTTTGCGCATATCTTTGAACTTGGCTTGCAATGCATAGCGTAAATGTTCTCGGATATGAATATCGTGGTTGTCGTACCTGTCGACCTGCGGTATCGTTCCGTAATTGAATTTGGCGTTTTCGTTCTGTGCGTTCTTTTCCTGCAATCTGTTAAGAGTAGGAATCTCTGAAAATCTGCCCGTATTAAAGGCTTCAAGTGCTTTTTGCTTAACTTCGGGTGGAACTGTGCCGTCTGCCGAATTAAAGAGACCCATTCGATAAGCTGAAATAAATGCTTCTCTTTGCTGTAGGCTTGATACTTTCAGTTCGTTCTCCGTAGTAAAGATAACATCAAAAGAATTTATATCCTCCGCACACCAAGTAACCACAAGACCGCTGTCGTTATCTCCTGCAATTTTGGATATTCTGTAACCCTTGGCAAAGTCTTTGTAAATGGAAAGCCATATCTTTGCTAAGCTTAGAACGCCTTCTCTTAAACTGTCGCCGGTAAGTGAAATCCTTGTGTTGTCTATGGACTTCAATTTGTCGATAGCCGCGCCTGATGTAACTCCGGCGGGGGTGTCTCCTATTACAGAGAGTTGGGAAACCCCCGCGACGTATTCCATTGCCCGTTCAACCGTTTCAAATTCAGTCCACAAGGAATTGGGTATTGCATCCGTGTTGTTGTATGGTGAAGGCTTTCCTCTTTCGGGGTTGTAAATAATCACTTGCCCAGGCGCAACGCCCGATTGCTCCAGGGTTTCCATATCCTCAACAGCACCTTCGGGGATTAACACGGCTCCTGCCGAAATTCTGCCGAGTATATCTTGCATTTTGTTTTGAATGTTGTTGTAAGCCCGTTGCCACGGTATCAAGTCTTCTATAACGGAACGCCCAAAGAATTGACCCTGTACGCTTTTAGACTTTATAGCGACAATCGGTATCTCTCTGTACGGAAGGTCGCCATAGTAGAACAGGTGGTTTTGTATAACGATAATCAGTTTGCCCTTCGGGTATTTCCGAGAAGGTCTGTAAAACTGCGTTACAACCTTTGCGCTGTCGTCTAATGTGGTTCTTCCTATTGCCGTCACGCTCGACCATTGACCGTAACCGGAAGAGCCTTCGACGGGTATCATCATGTATGTATCAACAGATTCACCCTCAACGGGAAAACCGTAAACATCGTATATTTCATCAACCGACATTATCTGCTCGATTATAATGTCGTACTGGTCTTTTACGCTTTCCTTGTAAATGTTGTTCGGAAACACCTCGTAAGGACTTAATAAACCGTAAGATAAATCGCCCTCATAAACGGCTTCAACATCCGAGTTTTCCCCGTCGGTTGCCACCACCTCGCCTATCTGTTCGCCCTTGCCCTTGTCCCAGCCCGATATAATAAAAGCTGTACCCGTAAGTTCCGTCCACGATATTGCGTTATCCATTTGCTTGTTGAAATCTGTGCTTGTCTGTATGTATTGCAATATCTTTGTTGATACTTCGGCTTTTTCCTCGTCGTCAATTTCGTCTGTTCTGGGATTCACCCTCATGCGATACTGCAAGTCGGATAAAAGGGCTTGTCTGGTTTCCATGAGAGGTGCTATTCTGTTATATACTTCAAAGGTGTCTGTGTCTAAAGAGGGGTCTGTCTGCGTTATAGAATCGGCGGCTATGTTTATATCGCAGTTCTGATTGCCTACAAGAAAGTTGGCGTTCAGTTGCCATTGCAATTCAAGCCACCGCTTTTTGTCGCGGCGTTCCTCCAGCTTTTTTAGAACGTCCCCCACAATATCGTCTCCGTAAAGAACCTCTCCGTTCTCTTCAACGACAGGCATATCGTCAACCCTTGCCTTGAATTTGTTTTTTATATTCTCAATAAGGCTCATAATTCGCCCCTCTTATTTATCCATTTTTCTCTTAGCTTCTGCTGTCGCGTTTGTTTTTCTTCGTTGCTTTTTGTTTCAACGGCAGACTTGTACTCTTTTATGTCCCGTGACATTATCCGATTGTATAAGTCTTTTCTTTCGCGATAGTGCAAGATTTCCAGAACAACGACAACGCAGATAAGACCTATAACTAAAAACTCCATTATCCGCCAACCAGTTTTAACAGCTCGTCCTTTGTCTGTGCTTCGCCTGTGTCAATTCCGTGTTCTTTAAGGAATTTCTTAAGTGTAAAAACATTGCTTATTTTTTGGCACTCCTCAAGGAGATTTTCTTCGGGCAAGATTTCTTTGACGGTTGATGGTGTTTCCAAAGTGATTTCGCCAAGCATCTCGTGTGTATCTCTGTCTTTGCCCGACAAAACAAAGTTGTAAAGCCTTGCAATGCAGTCCTCACAAAGATAA